TTACTGTCACAATCCTAATCATCGTGGTCTTCTTCTCCGTCGTACACTGGATGAACTTACCGAACTAATCGACAAGTCCCGCCAACTGTACCCCAAAGCTTTTCCCGGGGCAAAGTTCCGCGAATCGAAGTCCACGTGGGTGTTCCCCTCTGGGGCTACGATCTGGTTCACCTATCTTGACAAAGACAAGGACGTGACCCGCTTTCAGGGTCAGGCATTCAACTGGATCGGTATAGATGAAATTACCCAGTATCCTACACCCTATGTCTGGGATTACTTGCGTTCTCGCCTTCGTACTACTGATCCTGAACTCCAGCAACACCTGTACATGCGCTGCACAGCCAACCCCGGAGGAGTGGGTGGTTGGTGGGTCAAGAAAACATACATTGAAGATGTGGAACCAAACAAGCCTTTTCCTGCCTTCGATATAGAAACAAAAACACCCTTTCTGTGGCCCAACGGTCACGAGAAGGCAGGTCAGCCGTTGTTCTTTCGTAAGTTTGTCCCGGCACGGCTGACCGACAATCCCTACCTCATGGCAGATGGTCAATACGAGGCCATGTTGAGGTCGCTCCCCGAAGTCGAACGAAAGAGGCTTCTAGAAGGTGATTGGGACGTGGCGGAGGGAGCGGCCTTCCCCGAGTTTTCAAGGAGTCGGCACGTTGTCGAACATTTCGAACTACCTACCAATTGGCCACGAATACGGGCGGCGGACTACGGCTATGCGAGTCCGTCGTGCGTTCTGTGGGGGGCTATTGACTGGGATAGTAATATCTGGGTTTATCGTGAGCTATATGTCAAACACTTGACAGCAGAGCAACTAGCTGATAAAATAATGGAAGCAGAACAACTTGATCCAACACCACACTACACCGTGTTGGACTCGTCGTGCTGGAACAAGACAGGATTCGGCCCGTCTATTGCAGAAACAATGATGCGTGCCGGTGTTCGTTGGACACCTTCTGATCGCAATCGTGTCCAAGGCAAGATGGAGATACACCGCCGTCTTGCTGACGATCCCTACACAGAAGAACCACGACTACGTATCTTCTCCAGTTGCCAAAACATAATCAAGCAACTCGCTGGCATACCTCTTTCCAAATCCAACAGCGAAGACGTAGATACAAAGTCCGAAGACCACGCCTACGACGCTCTGCGATATATGTTGATGACACGCATGAGCGGGTACACATCAATACACAAACAACTTGGTGCAATCAAGAGTCAGGTGTACCAAGTCCAAGATGAGACCTTTGGATACTGATGGAAGTAACAAAAGACATTACCATCCGACAAGCTCTGGGGATTCGTAACAAAGCGACACGTCCCCTGAAGCAGGCAATCGAAAAAGCGGGACGTTCTTTGAACGATCCGTGGGCAAGTCTTAACGACAAAGAGTTTCTGATTAAGCTCGGAGAAGTAGGCAACGAAGCACACTTCAAAGAGCTTCTCTCTACTCAACAAGAACTAGAGCGTCAACTTGCAGTAAAGGGGGAACGTCCCTTCATCAATGTTTTTGGTGACAAGGGTGTTGCAAGAAGCCTTACAAAGATTGAAGATGGTAAAACTGTCCCTCTCATTGCTGCATCTAGACAGGCACGTGAAACAGATAAATTTAAGGGTGTTCCGGAAGGTAAGAATGCACTACCTGCCATAGCAAGGGGTCTGTCTGCAATTCCGGATGCAGATGCAGATGTGCGGACTGCTTTGGCATTCAATGCGCTTGTTCCGTTACGCCCCGGTGAAGTTGCACAAATTCGTGTAGAAGACTTTGACTTTGAAACAGGTAAGTTTGTAGACGAATGGAGACGAGTAAACAAGCTTCGTCCCGACTTTGATCTGCCCCCTGTGTCTGTTGCAATTCTTCGAGATGCTGCTGAAAAAGCAAAAGCCGAGGGACGAGACTACGTTTTCTTGCCTGAAGGCACAGACACGACACGAGAGTCTAAGGCATCTAGGGCTGCACGAGATAAATTCGTCAGTCGCATGACATCCGCTCTAAGGATTCCGGGAGGAGTTAGGGATCAGTTTAAAGAGTTCGAGGGCATCACAGGCAAGCCCGTAGAAAATGCAAAGCAATTTCGCAAGCTCATACCGTCTATTATTGTAGGGCAGCTTGGCTTTAAAGAAGAAGCTAACCGGATTCTTGGTCACGACTCCTTAAATGACATCACAGATGTAGTAGGCAAGGTAGCAGGAAAGCATTACATATCTCCTGTTATCACAGAGGCTGGGGGCACTACAACCAAACAGGCTCTTGCTGCACTTGAGAACTTGTATGCTGAAACTCTCGACCTTGACTTGCTTAACGACATTCCTGCCGCATTTAACGTACCGGCAAGCACACTGGAAATCGAAGGAGAATCTCCGAGACTTGTTCGATTTAGCGAAGGCGAAGATTTTGTAGGTCGCACTCAAAGCATGGGCACTGTGACAGCAGTCGATGCAGAGACGATTGAAGCTCGACGGGTAAAGAACCTTGCTGTGCTAAAAGAACAAACCGCAGTCGCAGAGGCTGGGGCATTGCGTGCAGAACTAGAGGCCATCGAAACAGCAGAGGGAATAACCGACGAGAAGATACAGGCTAAACTAGACAAAGAACAACAGATAGCCGAAGCACGGGCGCAACGTCAAAAAGAAATATCTGCTTCTAATTTTGCAGAAGATGTTGCCGACTCCGACCGTCTCATGGACGCATTTGAAGAGGAGTACGAAGACCCTACCGAGCGACAGATGAGAAGTGGCGCTGCAGGGGGGCAAGATATGCCTCCGAAGGGATCGACAAAGTATGGCGTGCCTTTAGCTGTTGGCACAGGAGTAAAAGCGGCGTTATCACTTATTCCCGGTCCTGCTGACGCGGCAATGGCCATAGGCGAGAGCGCTATCTCAAGAGCCACCGCTCCACCCCTTCCTGAAGGAGAGGGACCGTTTGCCAGTGCTTTGACTGATCCCTATGACATAGCGGTCCTCAAAGGTCAGGCGTTTGCAGAAGAAAGAGGACTGCCTAGTTCAATAGGTGCAATGGGTGGTGCGGGATTGCAGTTGCTTACAGGTGCCGTTGCTGATCCTAATGCGCCGATAGAGGGGCTAAAACAAGTAGGCACTCAAATGGGCCAACTTTTTGGGGCTGGACCCCTGCGTATGCAGGCTATGGCAGAAGCAGCACAAGGACCACAGACAGGAACGACACAGGGACGCAATGCACCCCGAATACCTGATCCTGTTCCCGCACAAACCGGCGCACTTGCAGCCGAAGGATTTGCAGAAAAGCGTAATACCGCTCGTTCTGCAGCAATGGAAGGCAAGCAGACCGAACTGGTCGACTCCTTCTTCACTATGAACCAACCCTAACTTGGGAGATAATAATGCAAAATCTAAACATGGGTGAAGCGTACATTATGAACTCGGATCAAACATCCGTAGACGATCAGATGGGCGCAGACAAACTGTACCGTGAAGGTCTGGAATTCGACACTCGCGCTCAGACTGACGTTCTGACCGAAGACATGCCGAAGCAGATGACCAAGGGTGCAGTCGATCCTTCGCTGTTTAAGATGGCTGAAGAACGCGACTACTAAGGGGTAAGTCGATATGGCTGACAACTTTCTGGAACCGGCTGACGACACAGCAGTTCCGCTCGTAAACCCGGAGGAACAACTCCCGGGTCTAGCGGCGTATGTAAAGAACAAATTTGAAGATTCGGAAAATGGACGTTTCTCGTACGAACAGCGATGGCTGCAGTCGTACAAGAACTTCCGTGGAATCTACGATTCTACTACACAGTATCGTGACTCCGAACGATCCAAAGTGTTCATCAAGATCACCAAGACAAAAGTGCTTGCAGCGTACGGCCAGATCGTTGATATTCTGTTTGCCAATAAAAAATTTCCAATGGTCGTCGAGCCAACTCCTGTGCCGGAAGGTATTGCAGAGTTTGCTCACTTACAGACCCCGCTGGATGACGTCCTAGAAGACCCGTACGGCTTCGCTGGGGACGGTAGAGAGATGCCCTTTGGGGCCACCCAAGCAACACCGTCTATGGACTTTCTAGGGGGCTTACAGGGCCGTTATGAGAACGCTCCTATCCGCCCGGGGCCATCTCTTATGGGGGAACCCCAAATCAGCCCGGCCCAAAAGGCCGCAATGAATATGGAGAAACAAATCCATGATCAACTCCTTGACACAAGCGCTGTTAATGTTCTTCGATCTTCTATCTTTGAATCAGCACTTTTGGGAACTGGTGTTGTAAAAGGCCCGTTTAATCACTACAAGCGCATTCATAAATGGCAGGATGGACCCGAGGGTCGTGTGTACTCTCCATACGAAAAGGTCGTTCCCAGAATTGAATATGTGTCCGCATGGGACTTTCATCCAGACCCCTCTGCAACTACGATAGACGACTGCGAGTATGTGATTCAAAGACACCGGATGAATCGTTCACAGTTCAGGGGTCTAATTACACAGCCGTTCTTTTACAAGGATGCAATCGAAGAGTGTCTTGCAAAGGGACCAAACTACGAAGATAAATACTACGAAGATACTATTCGCGAAGACGAGACCGAACCGTACTATCAGAACAATCGTTTTGAGGTTCTGGAATACTGGGGTGTTCTTGACGGCAAGATGGCTGAAGAGTCCGGACTTGACGTTGCAGAGCAAATGGACGAGTTCGATCAGGTGCAGGTCAATGTGTGGGTGTGCGGTACAATGGTGCTGCGCTGCGTTCTGAATCCGTTTACACCTGCACGCATTCCGTATCAGGTGTTCCCGTATGAGATAAACCCCTATCAGATTTGGGGCGTTGGCGTAGCGGAGAACATGGAAGACGCACAGATGCTGATGAACGGTCACGTTCGTATGGCAATCGACAACCTCGCTCTTGCTGGCAATCTGGTATTCGACGTGGACGAAGCAAGTCTCGTGCCGGGACAGAACATGGATATTTTCCCGGGCAAGATATTCCGGCGTCAGTCAGGTGTTACGGGCACAGCAATCAACGGCCTCAAGTTCCCCAACACAGCGCCTGAAAACATACAGATGTATCAGATCAGTCGTCAGCTTGCGGACGAAGAGACAGGTCTGCCGTCTATCATGCACGGACAGACAGGCGTGACGGGCACGGGCCGCACAGCGTCCGGTCTTTCTATGTTACTTGGCGGTGCAAGTCTGTCTCTCAAAACAGTGATCAAAAACATTGACGATCAGCTTTTGAAGCCGTTGGGCGAGGCGTACTTTCAGTGGAACATGCAGTTCAACACGGACGCACCCACAATTGAGGGCGACTTAGAGATCAAGCCTCGTGGCGTAGCAGCCGTGATGCAGAAAGAGGTGCGTAGCCAACGACTCACCACGCTGCTTCAAACCGTATCGAATCCGATGCTGGCACCGTTCATTAAGATTCCAAACCTGATGCGAGAGCTTGCTATTGCACAGGACATTGATCCAGACAGCCTCGTCAACGATGTTAGTGAGGCACAAATTTTTGCAGAGATGTTGAAGGGACTAGCCAATGCTCAACAAGAAGCAAGCCAGCAAGGTCAGCCAACTGGTGACCAACAAGCAGGCGTGGGACAGTCTGGAGGAGTACCTCCGGGAGCAAATCCAAATGACGCTTCGGGCGTTGGTGGCGGCACAATCGGAACTGGAAGTGTTCCGGCTGCAGGGGAAGATAACTTCACTGGAGATGAGTAATCCTATAAGAAATGCTATTGCTGATTTTACGTTGGGACAAATAGCTGCGCCTCGTGTTCCAACTCCTACCATAGATAGTCCACGTATAAATATTGACTATCGACAGTATCCTTTTGGTTACGGAACTTCTCAAGCAACAGCATCCGCATCCTCTTATACAAGCAGTGGCGGCAGTGGACCCGGAACTTATAAAGGTCCACTTGATGTTATGGGGATGACACAAAGTGTTGAAAATCAATTTGTCGGTGCGGGACGGGGACTAAGCGGTGCTATGTCTCCCGTTGGTTTTAGCTCATTTATGGGAATTGGTTCTGCTATAGCTTTGAAAAATTTTCAACGTATTGAAAACAAGATAGCTGAAGGGGAAGCGGGTTACGCTTTAGGCATGTTTAACAACCGTATCATAGGCGTGTCACCCGGACTATTCGGTGGATACGCTCTGTCCGGGGTTTTGCCAGAAGGATTAACCCCGCAACAGAGAAGTCAATTAGCATCTAATCTATTGTCTTTGCGAGAAGCGCAGGATAACCCCAAAGATTTTGCTGTTGCACCTCAACCGACGGTTGAACCAACTGACGAAGAGCGTGCAGCCTCTGGTCGAGCAAACATTGTATTTGACGACAAAGGTCA